GTGAAAACGATCCTGAAGCTGTTTTATCTGGTGGTGATAACGGTAGGGTCACTGGCCGGTATGTCGGGCATTATATATCTCATCGGCTGGGGGGTTGCCGCCGCAACAACGTCACCACGAGCTTTTGCGAGACTTGATGCTAATGGCATATTCGCGGAGGGTCTGATGGCGATTGGCTTGTTGTCACTGCTGGTCTTGATGATGTGGATCGCTGAGGAGTTGTTCGGTCGTTACCTCGACCGCTTTATCCCGAAGAAATGGAGGAAGTGATGGACATTGAACAAGTATTGCGAATGTACCCCAACACCGTCGCCAGTGATTGGCATAAACATAGTAACGGCGGCGGGTGGGTATATAAAACAGCGCGTGTAGACGACTCGGTATATCTCGGCCCCGGCGCACGGGTCTACGGCAATGCGCGGGTCCACGGCAAGGCACGGGTCCACGGCGACGCACGGGTCTTTGGCAAGATGACGCGCCAAGTATTTCAGGAGGCCCCCGATGAATAAGTACCACAGGGTTGCGGAGGAAAAGTGATGAGCATTGAAACTCAAGCAGCCGCGGTTCTGGATTACATGAGACGCGACGGCAGAATCATAATCAGGGACTTAACGGGGAATGACGAATACGATCTCCTTGACAACGAAGACAATATCTTCAGCGCATGGGTGGCGTATGACTTTGATCGTCGTGGCGGTGATTGGTGGGCTATTAATTGTGACATCTTCAGATACTTAGTGAAAACTGGTAGGTTGGTGCTTGTTTCTACGCATCACTCTAATACCGAGGTCTGGCTCCCCGTCCCGGACAAGCGGGAGGCTCCCGATGCCTGATTACCAGAAGCTGATAGAAGAGGCGCGGAAGTTGGCGGCCGTTCTCGACCGGGAGCGTCATTGTATCTCAAGCTATATTCGGGTCGGATGCCTATTAGATCTCGCCGCCGCCCTCGAAGAACTACTGGCCGAGCGAGACCGGTTTAGGGCCGAGTGTAAGTCTGACGAATCGATAACGTTCAACAACTGCATGGATGTCATAGAGGCCCTACAAGCCAAAGTCAAAACACTCAAGGCCGAGCGTGAACGATCAATCGTCGAAGTTGGTGCTCTTAGAGGCGTGGCGGATTTTTACAAATCCCAATACGTTCGCCTCAAGGCCCATTGTAAGTTGCTGGCTGAGGCGACACTGGATGCGCAGTGGAAGGGGGATTATCGCTTCAACGATCAACACGGTGGAGGTGTTGAAGCTACCTGTCCAAACTGTGATGCGTGGATGAGCGATAATGGCCACGCTCCCGACTGCATCGTCAGTCTGGCCAAGAAGTACAGATCGGAGGATGGCGATGAAGGTTGAGACTAAGCGGGTAGTCAGAAAGCGTTGGGCGGTTGAAGAGTTTCATCATTACGGTCGTGGTGACAGGCGGTCTTTTGAGATTAACAATTTAACTGTTCGCAATTTGCGTAGTGAGGCAATAGACGCTTACGAAACTTATCCCGGTCAATACGATAGTGACCGTTGTAACGGTTGGGCTCGTCTCGTCAAGGTCTACGTGGAGGTGGATGAATGAAGAAACAGTTCAGAGTAATCGTTGACGGCAGGGTCGTGGCGTATGAGTACATTGCCGCTACCGGCACGTGGCGCTATGTCCTTGCAAAAGATTGGCCGATTACAAACACATTCAGGGATACATGGGAAGGTGCCTACCCTTATCCCTGCGACCGCGAGCAGTTCACGGGAACATTAGACGACTCTAAACCTGACGCACCGGAGAACGGTGTGGAAATATACGAGGGCGACAAAGTTGACTGTGATGGTAACGAGGGGACGGTTCTCTGGCATAGCGGCTTTGGCTGTTGGGGCGTACTCGTGGACGAGGGTACGGTAGATCAAGATGTGATCTTGTGGCACGACATTGAGGCTATCACCGTCATCAGCAGGCACGAGGACACACGGGAGGAACCGATTCATGATTATCGTGAAGACGGCGTATCGCAATCTCCCCGATCCGATAAGTTGGCAAAAAAGATGGCCGATAAAGATTCGGGGCACGAGGGGGATAGCAATGAAACTAACTGGGCGGCAAATTAAGATATTAAAAGCTCTGCGGGACAAACCCCACGCGCGACTTATACGGAGTAAGTTCGCGCCACTGGTGACTTTCGTTGACGGGAGCGGAGTTGCTACTGATCTACGGCGGTCCACATCAGACCACTTATTATTGGATGGGCTTGTCAAAAATATCGGCTCAATTCAGTACAAGTCCTATACCATATCCCCGGCTGGTCTGCGGGCATTGGCCGACAAAGATTCGGAGTGCGAAGAGGAGAGCGAAATCTCAGACGAGGACTGTTATGCTGCGCTGGCGGACTGTGATGAATCAATAACTATGCCGCCGAAACGCAAACGGCCCGTAACGCTCAAGGTCAGGTATCGCCGCAAGGGTACGCCGTCGGAGCACGAGGAGGAGAAATGATTTGCGAAAAGTGTGGACGGGAATTTCCCCACCGAAAGGGGCGGTTTTGTGGAACGTGCCTTCCCCGATATGCTGATGTCCGGGTACAAATCAAAAAGGATTGCCCCATGTGTGACGGTGAAGGTGAGGCTCGAAACATTGAATGGCGGGTTTATTGGCAAGACCATGATGAGATTGGGCCGGACGCCCCGACAAGCCCGGAGTATCACGAGTGCTCCGAGTGTAGCGGCCTGGGGATAGTGAGCGAATGGATATGGCTTGCGGATTTCGTCAAATTATTGGAAAGGACTGACCGATGAGCAAGACCAAGATTGAGTGGGCTGAACATAGCTGGAATCCAGTCACGGGTTGTACTCCGGTCAGTGCTGGCTGCGAGAACTGCTATGCCAAACGGATGGCGAAGCGGCTACAGCGCATGGGTACGAAGGGCTACGAGAACGGGTTCAGGGTAACGATTCATCCAGACCGGCTCAACGTCTCGTTCGGCAAGAAACCGAAGCGGATATTCGTCTGCAGCATGTCTGATCTGTTCCACGAGGATGTGCCCGCGGGTTTCATTGATCGGGTCTTTGATGTTATCAAAAATAATCCGCAACATGAGTTTTTAATCCTGACAAAGCGGCCAGAATTGATGGGGCCTTATGTCAGGACAAGGCTTGGTGCTGTGTCGTCCAACGTCATGCTCGGAGTAACCGCCGAGAATCAGAAGATGGCGGATTTGCGGATTCCAATCCTGCTATCTATCCCAGCCGCCAGACGGTTCGTGTCCATTGAGCCGATGTTGGGGCCGGTGGATATTGAGGCGTGTGGCACATTTGCCCGACCCGACCTCGTAATCTGCGGCGGTGAGTCAGGGCCGGGCGCAAGGTCGATGCATCCCGACTGGGTGCGTGGGTTGCGTGACCAGTGCGTTGAGGCCGGGGTGCCGTTTTTTTTCAAACAGTGGGGGGAGTGGTTGCCCACAAAACTTGATTGCGTTGGTATCCGTGATGCGAACAGAGCGGGGAAACCAACTCTTTGCTCTGTTTTCAAGGAGCCAAACAAAGAACGGAAAAGTATGATGGATTGGTATGGGTGTCTAACATACATGGAGCGCGTCGGCAAGAAGAAAGCGGGCCGCACCTTGGACGGTCGCACATGGGATGAATGGCCCGCCGACCTGGGCGTCAGGCAGTGGCCGGAAAGGATTAAGTGATGAAATTTGTAATTAGGTCAAGGCAGGCGTCAGAAGATGGCGTGTATGAGGTTATACCTCGTTTGTTTGAATCGCGGCACGATGCTCAGGTTTGGTTTGAAGATGAGGGTATGGATTATGATTATTATGAAATTATTGTGTTACCACGACAAGATCGCAAAAAAGCCGAAGACGCTGGCCGGAAAGCGAGTAAGTGATGGGAAAAAGATATAGACTTTTTCTTTGGTGTGAACGTGCGGCGATTGAAAAATTTATCAAAGGGGTAGGCTGGGAATCCACTGTAGTATGCGATATTGACTTGAATGAATCTACTGAGATTACACTTCAAGAGGATGTTGCGTTTCTCCAGCAAATTGTAGATATGCTTAACGAAAGGATTAAGTGATGAAAACCATCGGACAGAGGGCGGCACCGTTCATTCGGGAATGGCTCAGGAAATATGCCGACGGTCGTGAATTATACCTTGAGGGGAACTCCCCTGAAGAGCTTCACGAGTTTGCGTACATGGATATCGCCATTACCGCGATCATCGACGAGATGGATGCGGAGAGGAGGGCTGAGCGCCCGCCATACGAGCATGTTATCTGGGTGCTTGAGCGTTTGGCGGAGTACGCCGAACGGATGATGAGCAAGCGGTACTGGATTGGAACCGTCATGGGTTACGCCGACAAGAAGATCTATCCGCCATGCGCCATTACCTGCAACAACAAGCTGATGCGACTATTCGACATTCTTGTCGACGCGGCGTCAGACCAGAGGCAGGCCGAATTTGACGCCGAGAAGCGTAGCGAAACAGGCACAACCACAAAGAAGTTAGCAGATAAGGAGTGAGATTATGGCAAGTAGTAGTTTTTCGTCAAGCGGCATCGGGTTCATTGGCTTATTGGCCGTTCTGTTTATCAGCTTGAAGCTGACGGATTACATTGATTGGTCATGGTGGTGGGTGCTATCGCCAATTTGGATTCCGGCTGGTATTCTAATCGGGGTACTGATTGTCATCGGAATCATGTTCCTCATAGCTAAATGATTTTAGAGGGATGAGATTATGGACTACCGACAGAAAATCGTAATGCGATGGTGTATTGTGTTGGCCCTATGGTCGTTCGGTGGCGGCTTGTGGCTGGGCTATAATCTATGGCATTAAGGAGGAATGAGTTCATGTCTTATAACGGTCAATGCAAGTACAAGGAAGACGATGGATCACGACAAGTCATCGGTACATTCAAGACAAAGAAAGAGGCACAGGTTTGGTGTGAAGAGGAGGGGATCGATTACGACTTCTATGAAATCGTCGGTTGTTGGACGCCAGACCACCCATTAACCACCGAGAAGCCGGAAGTATCCGATGAAAGCCGGGATAGGAGGTAGCGGGGATTGAACTGGCCTGGCGATTTCATCAACAAGATCATCTGCGGTGACTGCCTTGAGGTGATGAAACATATCCCCGACAGGGCGGTGGACCTCATACTGACCGACCCGCAATATGGGGTGGGTCAGTCGAGCGGTACTATAGGTAAATCCCGTTCGCATAAAATACGATACGAAACCACCGAAGATTCTCCGCAATATGTTCGGTCTGTTTGTGTGCCCGCATTTGTTGAGTCGTTAATTAAGGCCAATGGCAGGGGTATCTTAACGCCAGGCCCCATAAATCTGTGCGAATACCCAAACCCCGATTCATTTGGCGTTATGTATCAACCGGCCACTTGTGGAATGCAGAAATGGGGCAGGGCCGATAGCCAGCCCATATTCTTCTATGGGCGTGACCCGCGAGTGGGTCTAACAATACAACCATGCAGCTATACCGTAACCGAGCGTCCGTCTTGCCCACAACATCCATGTTCAAAACCGATACGATTTTGGTCTAAACTGGTTATGCGCGGTAGCCTCGAATCCGACATCATCCTCGATCCCTTCTGTGGTTCCGGCACCACTTGCGTCGCCGCCAAACAACTTGGCCGGAAGTATATCGGTATTGAAATAAATGAATCTTATTGCAAAATCGCTGAAGATAGATTGAGACAAGGAGAATTATTCAATGTGGGAGCCGGACAATGACTGATGTCGACAACAACGCCGTTTTATCGGTGGTTAAGGTGGCTATCATGTCTTCCGGTAACGGTTTATCGCTGTCGACCAAGAGGAGCCGGACAATGACTAAGCGAGAACAAGCAGAGCAGGCGATGAGGGACATCAGGCGAAACACAGAGCCGGGGTTACATACGATGGCCATGTGCTCAGTATGTGGCAGGTATCCGGCCCGTGGTGGTGAACGGTGCATTCACTGCGCCACGCATGATTTAGCCAAGATGATCGGCGATGATCTCGCGGATCAGTTCACGGCGTGTAGTAAGATTTACCGTGGTTTAATGACCGAGATCAACAACAAGCTGGAGTCACTGGATGACTAATTCGAGACGTAAGGAAGTGCGATAATGAAAGAGCGCGACCTAATCACGGCGTTCATGGGCGACATGACTACTTATTGCGAGGCGGTTGGTATCCCGTTCTGGTACGAGAAGTATTCCGACGTACCCGTTTCGTGGATGGGCAACTCGAAGTTCGCGGGCAAGAAACGGTTTGTTGATACCTTTGGCGGATTAAAAGACAAGCCGTTCGCTATCGAATGGAAACTCCATAAGTCACTCGGCGGATTCCCGTTTGACAAAGTAACGGACGAGCAAATGGAGTGCTTGGCGCGCGCCGCGTCAACGGGCTGGCTGGCGGTTGTCGCTATCGGTCAAGTGTTGCCGATTAACGGATACACCGAAAAACAACTATCTGCCGCCGACATTACACCGGAGTACATCAACCGCAAGCGACTGTATCGGTTGTGGTTGTTTGACTGGGCTGAGTGGAAAACCATTGAGTCGCTAAGTGACAAGAAATCAATCCGGTTGAATGAATGTAGCGAGGTGCGTAAGCCGCTGTCCAAGGTGCATATAGGCAGTGGGACACATTGGGACATCGCCGCCGCGTTAGACGAAATCTATCCAATTCACGAGGAGAAAACATGAATACGTGCCGGACGTGCAGGTGGTGGGAGCCGTGCTATACGCCAGTATCTGGCGGTGCGTGGGGCAATTGCCATAGCGACCCCGCGGCAGAAAAGGTACTCCCTGCTGGCGACTTGTTCCATACCCGCAAGAACTTTGGCTGCCGATTCCACGAACCGTTGAAAGATAAGAAGGAGAAAACATGAAGAAGTACCCCAAAATCCAAACCGTATTTAACCGCGATGGGGCCAACAACTTCAAGACGGTTATTTACGGTGAGTTTTCCATGCCAGAGTTCGGTTATCTGTGTAGTAATATATGGGTAGCCACAGAAAAGGTGGACGGAACAAACATTAGGGTAATGTACACCGTTGATCCCAAACCAATGGTTAGGTTCGCGGGCAAGTCTGACGATTCAAGCGTCCCAACATTTCTACTCCGCCAACTTGAGGTCGATCTCCCCGTCGAACGATTCGCGGAGCACTTCGATCACGATGTTTGTCTGTACGGCGAGGGGTACGGCAACAAAATCCAGAAGGTCGGCAAACTGTACGACCCCGACGGTGTTAATTTTATCCTATTCGACGTGCGGGTTGGTGATGTGTGGCTTGAGCGGTCGAATGTGGAGGATATAGCGGCGAAGCTACACATCGAGACTGTCCCGGAGATATGTCGGGGCAGCCTGTGGGACTGCATATCTTTTGCGCGGGTTGGGTTCCAGTCTAAGGTCGGCGACTGTCAGGCGGAGGGCCTTGTGCTGCGCCCCGCCGTTGAACTTTTCAATAGGATGGGCAACCGGATCATCACAAAGATCAAACACAGGGATTTCCCTGAAGATATGGTAAAGGAAAAAACATGAATACGTGTCGAACCTGCAAGTGGTGGGTGCGCGAGAACACCATCTTCCCCCGTAGGCTACCGCACGGTGACTGCCGAAACTACTCCGTAAGCATCCGCACAACACACTACGGCGGCTACCAGCGGGTCCGTGCCGACTTCGGATGTATATTCTACCAATCAAGACAACCGAAAGAACAGGAGAAAACATGAGCGTAAACAAAGCCATCATCATGGGAAATCTTGGCAAAGACCCCGTACTGAAGTACACGCCCGCAGGTAAGGCTGTCTGTAACTTCAGTATCGCCACAACCGAGCGATGGACGGGGCAAGACGGCAACAAGAACGAGGCGACCACATGGCACAACATTGTCGCGTGGGGCAAACAAGCCGAGGTCATGGCCGAACATCTGGTCAAGGGCCAGCAGGTTTACATCGAGGGCCGGATAGCTAACCGATCCTACGAGAAAAAGGATGGGACTAAGGGCTACATCAGTGAGATTGTGGTCCAGAGTTTCCAGTTTGTCGGCAACAAATCGGACTCGCCTGGTAACGGGACTGCGCCGAGCACACAGCCACCGTCAGCACCGCCGGTGGGCAACAATGACCTCGACGACGTGCCGTTTTGAGGTGATGTATGAGAGCACCTAAAGACCCCAAGAAGACAATCGGGCTGTGGGTCTACTTTAAGCAACGCAGCTATAAAATAATCAACGTAACCGGGGGCTCTGCCGTCATAGACACCAGCACAGACAAGGGTGAACGTGCTCGCCTGCCGTTGTACGTAGAGACCTCGTGGTACAGCCTCGAACCTTACGGCTCCGGCTGGGACAACATCGAGTTCGAGGGCGACTTACGCTTTAGTCGATTTACCCAGTCGTACTACCGTAACCCACCGGACGAGAAGAAGCCCATGTTTGAGGTATGGCCGTTTTCTTGTGACGGCGGCGTTTATTGGGCGAGGTATGACCCCAAAACGGGGACCGTCACGGACGGCTTCGGTGTTGATCCAGCAAATCTACCAACCAACAATAACCCACCGGACGATGAACTCGCCTCCATACTGGCGAAGAAGCCCGTGTTTAAGAAGGTCCCCACCTTAAGGGAATCGGGCGTCGCACACTTTCGGGAAATGGTGAGCCGTGGCGAGTCGATAATAAGTCATGGGCAACGGTGCGCCGTCCACGAATTTGCCGGCATGCCCGGCGCATTCTATTTGAAACCGATCAAACCCAACGATAACGAAAGGACAGAGAAGATGGCAACGTACCCAGACGAAACACCCGAAAAGCTGAACCCGATCCTGAAGGCGATGCTTGAAAAGAACAAGACCCTCGGCGAAAATGAGGTCGCGGTCGTGGAGGCTTTTGCCGGATACGGCAAGGGGCCTTACGGACTCAAACTCGGCGAACCCGAACTGATGCTCTGGTTCTTTGAGACACACCTAAAAGACCCGGAGTTTGTCGCCGCCGCCCAGAAGTGTCTGGCCCGGCGAGAAAAAGAAGACAAAGAATAACCCTTAAAGAGTCGCATGCGACAGAAAGGCCCCATATAGCTAATCTCGATTGAGTTTATCTTTCTAACCTACGCAAAGAATAGCCCCGGTTAATCCATTGGCCGGGGCTTTTATTTGATATACGAAACTACCCGTATAAGGGAATTATCGTTGAACGGATTCACAATATGCATGTTAATTGAATCGGGGGGTGTGCTGATTCTGAAATAATGACCACCCCGGCTATCCTCTCGGAAGTGACCCGTGGCCGCTTGTCACCGGGGTGGGACCTTTAATGGGATTATATTTTGAATCAGTATCCCTGCGTAGCAAACAGGAATCTCAATTCAATTAGAGCGATTCTAAGCGACGATCAAGGTTTACCCGTCCTACGTATCATATTTCGAGAGAAATGCGCTCAGTCGCACACACGGGGACTTAACAACCGTACTATCGAGCTGAAAACTGGTGGTCACGGCTCGCCTCAAGCAGTTTCGCTTTGTGTTCTGCCGATAGTTTCCGCCTCTTCTTTGGTTTGGCATATTCGGCGATTATACCAAACTGATCCGGCGTGAACAGAAATACCGCCACGCCGTCATCACCCCATTGCGGGCACTCTATTTCGGGGTGATCTCGCTTCAACTTGGCCCTAATACCGCCACTCTCACAGAAATAGGCCAGTAGCTTGCCGGAATACGGGTAGATATGGCCGAATTTACACAGCACCCAGAGATGCCATGCGCTTTGTGCGGCTCCGTCGAGTTCGACTCGGTACTTGTCGCCGTACATTTGCTTCAGATTCAGGGGCCCTTCACTCGCCCTCATCGTCTATCTCCGCTTCTATTATCTTGCCGTTCACCCTGAAGTCTATCAGGTAGCGGCCACGTTCCAGCTTATAGACCACGGCCATCCCTTGTATGACCTTCGCGCCCTTCGGGTCAACCTTGAACACGATAGGCGGGTCCGGCTTCTTTCTCGGCTTACGCCTTGTTGCCATCGTAAACCTTTCCGGCGAACCGCACTTTGCCGTTCACTATCGGCAATAAATGTTGCGTGAACTCGCCCGTTTCCTTGTTGTATTCCATGAATGCAAACCCCGTCATCCACCGAGTCGCCGACCCCTTGAGGTACTTGCGACCCTCACGGTTTAAGATGTGTCCGATACAATACCCTGCCCGTGGTGACTTGCGCTTAACCTTCGTGAACATCTGCATTGTATGGGCGTGGCCGAACGTCACCGATTCGTCATAGTCCTCAACCATTTTGGCCGTGACGTGCTTACAGGACGAATACCCGTGGATGAAATGCATCTTGCCGATATGGAAGTCGTCCTCGAAATCATCCAACCGCACCACCTCAATCTCGTCCGCGCGTGGGCAGTTGCCATAGAATTTCAACAATCCGATAATATCATCACAGATTCCCCGCCACGACGGATGCTGATCCACGAAGGTGTCCAGCCGTAAATCGTGGTTGCCTAATATCCAGACCTTCTTGCCGTTAGGGTTGATCTTGAATAACTTATTGTAGTGGGCACCAAGAGAACAAATACCGTCAATAACGACTTCCTCATACTGAGTCTTGTAGTTGGTGACGTTGAAGCGGCTGATCCCGCCGAGGTCGAGATTATCCCCGATGTGGAGGTCGTAATCCGGTTTCCACTTCTTTGTGAATTGATAGATGACTTCCTCCGCTACGCGGTCAATAAACGGATCGTGACGGTCAGGCCACTGAACAACGGTGCCAAGCTCAGACGGCATTATTCCGTTTCCCGTATTGGCTCCGGCTCCGGGCTGGGGTCGTCGTCGATTTGGTCATCGCCGTTAGCCCAACTTTCAAGGCCGTCAAAGTGGTAAAATACGGGGATGTCTAATTCCTCGGCCCGTGCGATTTCCGCCAGTGTGCACTTCGAGTTTTCGTATCCCGGAACCACAAGCACGGCGTCGGCTACCTCAAGCCACTTAAGTGTGTATCTATAGAAGTCTTCGACGGACAATGACTCGCCCTCCCTAAGTATCAACAAGAGATGGTGGTCGAGCCACGGCACAAACAGCGCGAAGTCCACAAGCAAGCACTCCGTCCCAAGCCTAATCCCGCGTCTCATATTATCGAGAACGGCCAACACATTATCGGCGCTGTATGCGCCAGCTACATAGACCCGCTTCATTAGTTCCACTCCGGGTTTCCGAGGTTGCCTCCCGTTTCCATATCCGATTCCTTTAACATCTTGTAGAATTTATCGTAGAAGCGTTTCATTATCGGGGCAAATCGACTCTCCGGCATACCGGCCATAACCCACGCCACCATCAAGGCGGCGTAACCAGCACAGTCTCGCGCCTGAGACATCTCCATACAGACATGGGTGCGGATGAACGGCTCCAAGAGGCAGCGTGCAGCGTCCTTAATCCCGTTGGGGTAGTAGTCGGGGTAGGGAATCTCTGCTGAGTTATACTGGTTATTTTCCTTGAGGGCGGCGGCGGCCTTTTCCAGTACATCAATGGCGGTTTCAACAATTTCGTCCCGGTACTCATCGTCGGTGCGGTTGCCGTAATCATACTCCTCTAATTCGTCATGCTTATCTGTCATTCAATCTCCAGTCTATCCCACCAGCAGTTTTCCGCTTTCACCTCAAGTTCGGGCCGCCCCCGGCTAAGAGGACGGCCCCATTACATGATGTCAGAACCAAAGATGCAATCCTATGCCCGTGGCGTAACCGTCGATGTACTGGTTGTCATTCTCAAGGCTGAACTTGTACTTGAAGTAGCCCCAACAGCCCACCACGTCGTTGAAGTCATACGCCAGCACCGCTCCGGCGGCACCGACAACGTAGGTGATAATCGGCTCATCCTCTGCCGCGTTGATCCAGTCGGCGTCAGCACCGGCCAGTGGGCCAACGTAGAGCTTGTCATTCGGTCTAAAGAAATAGGCAAACTCAGAGTTCCAGCTACCGTAGTCGAATCCGAGGTTGGTGTACTGAAGCGTCCATAGTTGTCCGGCCAGTTGCTTGCCGTAACCGACCGACAGGTGAACGCCGTCATCGTAGCGGACACCGCCAAAGGCTAAGTTGGTCGTGGCCTCAGTATCCTGCGCGAACGTCACGTTGACCGGGATCAACAGTAACACTGCGAGTAGTAAAATCAGTCGTTTCATTCTTCTTTCTCCAGTTTGTTGATGATTCTGGTGATATCGTGACATAGACAACCGCAGTCGCATGTACCGTCGCAGCAGTCACACTCGCCATCGAGTCCGTAGGTCTCCCGCACCCGCCCCAGCAGATCAATTATCACCTCGTTAAACTCGGCCCGCGAGAGTTCTTGCGCCCGCTCTTGGCCACTCATAGCGGCACTCCGTCGTAGGGTTTAGCTTTGTCCAGTTTCATCTTGACCGGCTCTTCCTCTTCGTGCACAAAATGCGCCACCTCAATGCCCTCCAGTCGGCGGACCACGAAGTAGCCAACCACGATAGCGGCAATGGCTATTGCGCCCCACTCACCGGGCACCGTGCCGGTTTTCGTTAAGTCCCACAGGGCAGCGACACCGCCCATAGCGACCAGTGATTTGACCCCGTACCTGTCCACGATGGACATAACAAGGTCAAGGATCGGTTGAATAAAATCCTTCATAATGACTTTCATCCTCCATTTAATGAGTGCATCTATTGGCTTGAATATGTTCATAGGCGTTCGCTTGTGGTTGTTTCGTTGCTCATGGCATAAATATAACAGCTAATCCCGAAACTATCCTGACACTTTGAGCGGTTCAGAAAAAAATAGGGCAGCCGAAGCCGCCCTACCTTCCCCCCGAACAATCCCCCTCAGTTGCGAATTTCGATATGTATGTGACGGTTCTCCGTCTTCAATAACTCCCAATGTGGATTCATCCGAAACTTTGGATTGAGATCGTTGATGAAATCGCCAATCTTAGCCATAGCCGCAAACCACCACATCGTTTTATCGCGGACCCTAATATCAACCGCTTGCCCGTAGTTTCTGTGGTGTAGGCTGTGAATCCATCTATCGCCGGAGCGCAGCATATCCGTGATCGTTATCTCACCGTGCCCCGTCAACACACTAATCTTGTCGATCAGGTCGGCGTACTCGCGTATCTGCTGTTGCTTGAGCGTCAGTTCGTTGGTGTTACGGAAATCGCTGGCTATCTGCGTTGTCTTAAACTGCATCAGTTACCCCTATTCGCCAGTGTATCCACCAGATTCACGTTGCCGGAATCCGGTATGTAAAGTTGCTTAACATCAAACACCTTCTTCTTGTCGTGTTGGCCGCTTATATTGTAGAATCCCCGCGTTGTGTCGGCGTAGCTACCCGTTCGGTACAGGTCGATGAAGAAGTATCCAAGGGTGTCCGTTGCCGCCGAAGCTACGTTGGCCGAGATAATCACGCCCGTGCCGCTCGAATCAACAGCGTTAGTACCCTTCACCCTACTGGCCGTAACCACCGCACCGATGAGCGGGTTATCGCTCACATCGCGCAAGTACCCATACACCCGCGACAAGTCGGCGTCGCCCGGCGTGCCGACCTCAATATCGTAACCGAGCACCGTATCCGTACTCGCGCCGGAAACCGTCAGGTCGTAGTCGCTGAAGACGTATCCGGTCTTGCGGCCCTTAACCGTATAAGAACCGTCGTCGAGCTTGAAAGCGATATAGCCAGACGAATTGGTCCATTGTGCACTCACGTGCGAGCCAGCATCATTGACAACCGTGAGCTTTGTATCGGCCTTAGCTTCGTCCGTACCAGACGTATCAACCGCATAGACCGTAATAGTATTAGACCCACCGCCATCGCCGCCAGTAGTCCACGTACCGGCCCCGTGTGCGGTTCCCAACGTATCGGCAACCTCGCCCTTTGTTAGTGCTAACTGATTCCCCGTAGCCGCGAACGGCTGAACCGCGACATTAGCGAAATACGCGCTGTCGCCAGTGTTCGCTCCGACAGTGAAGTAGTACAGCGTGTCAGTCGTCAGCCTGATCGTGTGCGAAATCTTGCGCCATCCGGTATGGCCGACAATATACTCAACCGTCTCGCCGTCCGTCCATGTCTGGGCCGTAGCGTCGGCCTTGTACGCTTGGAAATAAGCGGAGTCGGCAGTGCTGCTTGTTAGCCAGACGTAGGCCGACATAATGTAGGTGCCGGTGTCAACCGCCACGACCGGCGTGTTAATCGACCCCTCCTCGATATACATGCTCCGCGAATAGCCCTCAAGATACCGGGCCGACGTCAACTGAACCGTGCCCGTAGATGAACCCCACAAAGCGGGATCGGTCGAGTCGGGCCAGTTGTTCGACACCTGACAGGGCGAGTAAAAGATATTGTAACCGCCCATCGCGCCCTGTAACGCCGACCAGTAATCGTATGCTTCTTCTTCCACGAAGGGCGACAAGGCATCACAGCCGGTGTCGCGTCGCTTATACGCGCCGAGTGAGCCGCCGTAGTTACCCGCAAACACATTATCTACGCTATTAGATTGTGAGACCATGCTGCCCAAGCCGATATAGTTACTCGCAACAAGGTTAGTGTCGCCGCCGTTGATGGCGATACCGTGAAGGGCATCCATTATGTAGTTCTCGAAGACGGCATTGTGCGTACCGAGCGTGTAAATCTGGATCGGGTTACGAACACCGAGCGATGCTGAGTCGCGCATATCAAAAAAGGTGTTGTTGTGGATTAGGCCGTATTTACCCGCTACGTCAATCGCGTGAACGTGAGTACCGGCAAACTCGTTGTCGTGAATATCCAAGTACCGCACCCAATCGTTTTCGGATGAGATGGCCTTATAGTTGGAGTCGGCGGGGAATAAACAGTTGGCAATCTCGACCGATTCAACTGAGTCGCATATCCAGATAGCGCACTTGAACTCCGGATCGTCCGCGCCGTAACCGACCCTGTGGGCGAACGAAAAGCCGTCGATCTTGAAGTCCGTCAAGATACTGTCACTACCAGCGTTGATCGACACCATGCGATTCGTGTAAAGCGTGTCGTTAGTGCCGCGCAGTCTGGTTGCCGCCGCACCGTAAACCGACTCGATATGAAGGCCGTGCGTGTTGAGCGAACAAGCTACGCTGGAATAGGTGCCGGGTCCGACCCATATCTTTGTCGGGGATGTTAGTGTTTTGATCGAGTCGAATCCAGTCCATGCGGTCGCCCACGTCAGGCCGTCAGTGTTGTCGCCCGACCCGTAGATGTACCGCTTCACCGGTGAGGGCGGCGTGTAGGGCAAAAAGTTGCCGTGGATCATGGTCTTAATGTCTGTGGTATCTAAACTGGCTGAACCCTGATAGAGGTCAGAGGAATCAACCGCGACCTGCGTCACCGCACCGTATACCGCCGTAGAATCAAGGCTGGCCGCCTCACCCTGAAACCCCGCCGAGTCAGCCGCTACCCACTCGGAGGGCATGACTGCAAGGGTGTCACCCGTCGAAACCGTATCGGTCGGGGTGACGGTGCCGATGATATCGGCGAGGATGTCGCCACCCGCCGCCTCAATTGCATTGCCGGTCGTGGCGTCAAGATGTAATCCATCAACCTGCCCCGACACATACATACCGACATACTGTGTGGACTGTATATTAAACCCGAACGAATTGGATGCCGAGGTCCGAGATATGAAAGCATCCCCCACATCGGACGTTATCTCAAGTGAGCGAATTTTAATATCAAGGTCGTTATTAACCCCCGTCCCATCAAAGAAGTATTCCGAGTTATCAGCCGCCGTCCCGTCACCGGAAATCTGGACCACGTTCGCTTGCGTTCTCTGGCGGTCCCAAGTCCACGAAGGTTGCCCGAACAACGCTCCACTGGCATACCATTGCTCGTGCCCGTGATAGGCCGAATCTTCGTCAAGGGTATAAACAAGTGTGTCGTTATCCGTTATCAGGGTATCACAAAGATCAACCTCGGCCCCGTTGTTCATTACCTTAATGAATACTCGTACCGAATCCCAGTCCGATGTCTTTACGTAGTATGAAGGCTTGGTGTACGTCCCCGCTTGAAGACCAACCGCAACCATCAAGATAATTATCGCCGCCAGAAACCTTTTCATCGCTTGCCTCCTAAATACTTCACCGTCTGATATAATTTACCGCCGCCAGTCCCCGTCAGAACCAGCGAGTCCAATCCGCCAGCCACAGACGACCCAACCGTAAAGCTGCTATCGGTAGCCACATCGTCGTCTTTCCAGACATGAATTATGAAATCGTTGAACCCCGTTGAATCGGCGTCGGCCCGTGACTCGTACCAATAACCAACCACACCAGACACCAGCCCGTTCATGTCGCTCGATCCAGCCAATACCTGCTGTCCGTAATCGTTCCATGTCGTACACGCCGCGCTTGGGACTGGAAGGCCGTCGTTACCAATCGCATAAATACTTAGCGTTCGTTGAATCGTTATGTCTGATGTCCCCCCGGCCGAAAAGACTATATTTGTATCACTGGTTCCGTTTTGGTAAACCAGATCACGCGCCTTATTATAGGAGCAAAGCCAGTTGTTCGACAGATGGCCGATATAGAACGTATTCTCATTAATGGTTGTATCACCAAACGCAACCGTGTCACCGATCATGGTGATACCCGTATGCCCCTCGTCCTGACCGTTCACCTCACCGAACTTGTAGATATTCCCAAAGCTGGTGATATTGTTGTATTTGGTCGTAACTAAGTATGGATAGTCAATCGCGTCGAATGTGATCCCGTTACCCGTAGTCCCACCCTCATGTAGCGTTCTGGCGATAATCGTATTGTTGCGAATCGTTACTTGGGCGGTATCGTCCGTCAGGGACAGTCGTACCGGGTGAGCACTTAGTCCGTAATCGTCTGTCGCACTCGCGCTGTCAACCGAACAAATGAAAGTATTGTCGTAGACTTCCAGATTGCCGAGGGCGTACCGCGCCCTAAATCCGTGTGAAGGGCTATCGTCCCCCATTTCAACGGTCGGGCCGTCGTGTACGTCCACTACATTGTCGTGAATCTTAACCGTGTCAGAAGCGGCAGTCCGAATACTGGAGACGTATATTCCCCTGTTGCCGCCATGACTGGTTCCACTATAAACATAGTTGTCGTACACCTCTGTCTTGCCCGTGATCCGCGCCAGCATAATACCGTAAGCATTAGCGGCCGACTTACAAAGACCGGAATACTCTGTGTAGAGATCGTTTCTCATGTCGGTCATTACCGTACAGGCGTGAATTTTGACTGTTGCCCAATTTGTCGCGTCGAAACCATATACCATTATCCCGACATGCGGGCCACCGTCGATGTTCAGGTTGTTGATCTCAATGTGATAGTCGCCCGCTTCCGGCAGGGAACCGTGATACAGGGAACTCGCCTCAACTACCGTAGCGTCGAACTCACAACGACTGCCAAACTCCGTTACCTCGCTTGACCATGTACCGCCCTCGATGTAATTGTTGAATATATATGCGCCCTTCGCCTCGAAAAGAATCCCCCCTGTGCCCTTGACAATCGCGTCAACATCGACAAACGAGAGACTGTCGCCACGAACATATATCGTTCGGGTACTGTCGGCATCGCCCGGTGTCCCCGGATTGTGATAGACAAACAGGTCTTGAATCTTAATGTTGTAGGGGTAGTATGTGCCGGTCCCGATGAATTTCAGGCCAAACATCTTGTCGCCACTGGCCGTCCCGAACTCAAGCGTGTCATCGTTACCGGCCAGTATCCAGTTGCAAACCTCGTCATCGTACAGGGATTGAAAGACCAGCCCGGTTGTGGTAGATGTTACCTTTGTCCCGGCCAGTGTGATCGTATCGATACCGTCAACCGAGTGGTCGTCCTGAAAGATGGTATCCGGCAGAGAGGTTACTTCGTATTGCCCTGCCATCGCCGTGAGTGGTAACAGTAGCAGGAATGTCAGCAGCAAGTATCTCATTGGATGATTATCACCTGACCTGTCGAGCCACCGCCTGTATTTGTTACGACGGCTTTAACACAGATCGCCGCCGAACTCGTGCCTGTTTCGCCCCATGTCGCGGGTAAATCCTCTTGGTCGTTATCGTAACTCAGTTCGCCCGCATCCTCGGTATCATAGCGCACTGTGATTGTGCCGGTTATCTGGCCGATGGCAATCGCGTATTCAACACCAGCCGTCAACGATAGAGATAAGCCGGTAGCCCCGTACCAGCCATAAGCCGTATCCGCAAGAACAGTTTCCGCCGCCGCAAGTCGGGAGCCGCCGTCAATCGTTCCACTTGGCATCGAATAGACCATTATATCAAAATACTTGGCGCCCCCGGTCCGCTTACAGTGAGCGTACACTGCTGTAATCTGATCGCCCTCTTGGGCGGTATAGGTGTAGCCAGTACCAACCAACGCTTGGCCGTAGTCGAGGATGGATCGGGCCGACCCCCCGGTGGTCGTCTTGCCAAATTCAGTTTGCGCCGAGACCAGACAGGGAAGCAGGAGCAACCAAAGTAACCAGAGCCATTTCATTAGTTCACCGTATATTCTATGGTTAAAGTGAAGGAAGTAACCGTCCCGGAAACAGACGTTGTTTTCCAACCCAAGTAATCACCGGCATCTATCGACGGGTTACTCACAGAGGTGGTCCTTTCTTCTCCCGTCGTAAACGTCCAATCGGACGAGTTACAGACTACGGGATTAGCGCCGTCATTGTCGTATTCCATGAGACACCCGACCACGTTCGTCCCGGCGATACAAACACCATTAGCCGCTATGATCGTGATCGCGTCGATTGTCATCCAGAAGGGGAAGTCGTGAGTGTCCTCTATCGAGGCCACGACAAATGATTTTGTCAGGGTGTCGTGGACATTAGCCCTGTCCACAAGGGCTGCCGCTATTGCCGTACCAGCCGTGTCAACGTCGGCGGCGGTCCCCGTGCTGGTCAGATATGTTTCAGCCAGACAGGAATCGTCAATTGATCCGTTCGGTAGATTGACACTGCCGGTTGCGGAGAGATTACCGAGAATATGGAGGCTGGTGTCAAAGACAAAACGGGACTCAGATTCAATGCAGTACAGATACCGACCGTCAGCGGTTTCGCCGGTCACGTGATAGAAGTATATCTTGCTGGTGTCGAGGTTTATAGAGTTTATGATGAGACCAGAATCAACCTGTAGAGTACCGTCATTGACAAACAGTTTCCCGTCAACTTGGACATCGGAATCAAACCGCAACGAACCTTGCTTAAATATCATCGCGGCCATGTTCCCAGACGGTCCGTCCGCCACAATAATAGCTGAGTCCGCCGATTCGTCCTGATTGAGGGTTAAATTTTCGCCGTCGAATAGAGCGGTAGGCCAAGATGTAATGGTATCGTTATTGAGGCATATCCACTGAGCTATCAGTAGGCTGTCGATGGTAACGACGTTGGTGTCGCCGATATTCAGCGTATCACCGTCGGCAGTCATAAGGTAGGCTTGGTTGCCGATCTTAAGCACCTTAACAATCGTATCGCCGCCGTCCGTCAGCCAGCAATAACTGGATGTATCGACTTTCTTGGTGCGGTGGAAGAATGGAATCTGTCCCTGCCCCCGTATGTCGCCAACGTCTATAGTGAGCGACGCCAGCAGGATGCCAGCGAAGATCAGGAGCAGCAGGTTGCGCCCCGATATATTGCGATTCATTTGTAGCCCCTGTGGTTGTTTCGTTGCGAATGGTCTATTTGATAAGTGCGATAATTACCCCGACTATGAGAGAGACGACAGCCGCACCCCCGGCAACCCGGCCCATGACGCCCCACTTCCATTTTTCAAGGGCGTAAACGCGACCATTGATCTTGTCAACCTTCTTTTCGATGCGTTCAACGGTGTCCATTAAAAGTCCCCAAGTCTTATCGTCAACACACATCCGTCATCCCCTATTTCTTTCTATTATTTTCCCTGAGTAGTCGTAGAAACTTCTTGGCCTGAACCGTGCCGGGCACACCAACCACCTTGCCCGCCGTTTCAACCGCCTTCTCCGTGGACGTATTGCCACCCAAGACCTTGCCGACATCAGAGAATAGTTGTGCCCCAGCGCCAAGCACACTCCCGCCATATCGTGCGCCACCACCAATAGTTGGTACTGCCGTAAGGGTCTCAAGGCCAGCACCCTTGAGTGCTTCGACGTGCGATCCGGTCTTCTGGAGTCGCCTATAATACTCCCACTCTGGCGCGGGTGACGGGGAGTTAATGCCGATACTTTCCGTCATTGCATTGAGCGCCATCGTTCCCCCCATGAATGTAAGTATCTTGCGAAACGAAGAAATGTCGGTGGTGGCCGCGCCTTTCTTGTTAAGCAAGTCTCTTGTCATGTATCCCCACTCGTTAATCACGAACGTCTGAAACATGGAAAGGGTTTTACCGAGGGGCGTGCGCTGAATCGGGGCCAAATCGCCCGGTGCGGCTGACGCCTGTGTACGTACCACCACGTCATCGGCAAAGTTGATGGCGTCTTTGGTTGACATTTTCAACACAGACCTACCGCGCTTATACGCCCCAATCCAAGATGCTGTAGCCGTTTGGAGATCAAGCCACTGAAGGGGCTTCAGGCCCGCCTTGCCAAGCGCCCTTTTGGTACTATTGGCTACCCTGAAGGCATCTTGTACGGATATGTCAAAATCACGGCCAGATAGGTGGTTGCTGTGCTTGAACGCGAAGTTCCGCATCTTCTTATCCATAAACCCGTTTATACCCTCCAGCGCCCAACGCACGCCAATCTCAGAGGCGGTATTTTTCATGGCCGATGGCTGTTGAACGGCGGTGCGTATATTGTAGCCCAAGACGGAGAAGGCCATGTTTTCGTTTAGGACGCCCGCCGCCCGTTCGATCTGTCGCGGTGCCATCCACGGTCTAACGCCAGCGACAAAATTCACCCAACCGTTAAGATCGTTCCACGCGCTTGGATTATAATCCCTCAGCGAAAAACCGTTATAGAATGTTTCGTCTAATAGCTTCCGGGACTTGGCTATAACCGGGGTGACGTGCTTATGCTTGGTGGCCGACCGCATGTACCGCTCAAATACCCCAAAAGCATCCATCTCCACGGGTCCGTAATCATCTAATACGCGGCCACGTTCAAAGCGGAACGGAGTCTTGCTTGGTTTGGCGAACCGATTGAGCGACATACTTGTTGCGTCGAACCCGCGTTCAGTCTCGCCCTCAAGTGTTCGCATAAACGTGAAGTAGTTTTCTTGCTTTGGGAACGGCTGCTGACCAGCCGATATTCTCATGCGGTTTATGTCGTTGTAGGCACGCTCAAGATGCTGACGCATGTGATTGTAAGTGGTCATCTCTGATTTTGTCAGTGTCGGAATCTCTTTTACGCCAGACTGCGCCAGCACATCCATACCGCCGCGCTGACGTGAGGTGGCATAGATCATTACCCGCTTAGATGCCCGCCCGCGGGTGCCGAGCTTGAAGTTGTCTTTTATGAGACCCCTAAATTCATCCAGTATGCTCCGCATCTCTGTGGCCGATGCGTTATCGGCGGCACGCCACGGGTGGTAAATTAGTTCCTTGGTCCCATATCGCTCATGTAACCTGAGTCCGGTTTCAACCTGTTTATCTAATGTGCCGAGCACGGAAGTAATTGGCTTTTTCTCCGCCGCCCCCATCATCGTACCGACCTCACCCCACGTCACGTCGGGTGACTGCATTAACGCCTGTTGTCCACCGACAACATCGGCGCGTCCAGCCGATCTATCGTAGGCCGTGATCTTTTTGCCTGAGGGACCCATTGACTCAATCTTGGCGATACCAGCGCGAAGGGGTCCATCCTTAATTAGCTTACCAGCGCTACCATCCTCAACCATCGTAGCCATCCGCACAATTTCTTGGTTGTTGACTGGCTCAATGCGACCATCCTTAATAGCTTGCCGCATCTCTCTGGCGAATTTCTTACCACTCCGATTGGCGACAAGTTTACTGATCCCCTTACCGGCAGCAGACAACACCCCGTCAAAAGCTGCGAAGAGCGCCGCTTCCTCGGCGACGTTACCGACATCGAACTCTCCACCTCGGATAACCTCGCCCGTTTCCTCGGCGGTGCCAAGTACGGTTCCGGTCAGCCCACCACGAACGACAGGCGATACGAGACGCGGGAGTTTTGCTAACCACGGCACAGCCTTCAGCGCCTTTGTCGCCAGTCCGAACGGCAGGGTAAGACCGATCATTTCACCAGCCTTATACCACGGGTCACCCGCCAAATCGTCATGCCACGGAGCAACAAGCCCACTGGTTAGGCCGGGATAAATGCCACCCACTACCTTATCGGGGATAGAATGCTTCTCGTACCCATATGGCGACACGCGGACGTTCGTACTCGCAGCCGGAAACCGATCATCCGAACTGGCAGACATGCCGTACAGGTCCCACTGGGGCATGCTGGGATCATCTAATGCGGCCAAGTCGGCGTCAATATCCCGTTTAGGTAACGCGGCAAGATCGGCATCAATGTCACGTCTTGGTATGGCCGCTAAATCTTTGTCGATGTCCCTCACTTACGGTAATGCTCCACGATGCGCCGCTTTTCGGCTGCCGTCTTTGTGTTCCACTTATTGCCGTATTCCTTCACGCCCCACGCCTCGCTGTCGGCGTCCAGTTTCTTGCTGTTCTCTTCGACTGTTTCAGCCCCACCGTATTCGTCCATGATGACCTGAAATGAATCGATCAGCGTGGTGTCCTTGTCGTCGAACATGATGTCTTCATCGTATCGCCCACCAGTGCGCTTCAGTTCGGCGATAACAGTCTGTAAATCATAGGGGCTGTCTATGGTCTCAAGCCCCATGTTACCGCGCTCTGACGCTTGTATCTTTTCCCGAAAGAGTTTATTGGCCTTAAGGAGCGCAGCCTTCTGCCGCTTGGATGTTTCGTGCTTCTCTTCTGCGCGAACGGATGCGGTGGTCGGCGGCTTCGGGGTGGGAAGTGGCGCGACATTAAGTGTCGGTTGGCCGTCGGCACCGATTGCCATATTGAAGTCCAGCCCCAACTCCTGGAGCTGATTCACGATAGGCATATACTCCGTTAGGTCTGGCATGGTTGGCATTTGTGTGGTCGGGTCAAGGGCGGCATTGTAGGCATTCTCCTGTGTAGCCTTGGCCTTACCCAACTCTGTTGGTGTCGGATCGGGTAGTGCCAAATTAGTAGCCTTCATCTGCGCGATGTTAATGTCGTGGTTGAGCTTATCCATCCTCAATCCACCAAGAAGCATCGCCTGTCGGTGTGTCTCGACCGCACGCTCTTGTTCCTGCTGCTGCTGGATCGCCATTAGACCCTGAAGCGCATCCGCCTTCTTCTGCTGTTGATCGCCGCGAAAATTCTGCGCCGCATTGCTAACGCCTGCGCCTGCCGCACGCGCCAATACCTCAAGAATGCCGCTCGGTTCTTGCTGTGACATTTCATCCCCCCTACATCTGCGGGCTGAGGCCAGCCATCAGCGACAATAGCATGTTATCGTTGCGCGACTTCATCTGGTCGTTCATCGACTTGGTTTGTAGCATGAACTTCGCCAGTGGAGCCTCCATATCGAAAGCCAACTGCGATTGCGCCACGCCGGAGTCCAGACCAAACCGCTCGTTCAAACGCTCTGAGCGACGGGCGTTTTCCGGCCCACGCGACCGCATGTAATCGGCCATGTACTGATCCGGGTTGAGCACGTTCTGGCCCAACCTGTTCTCGGCCAGATTGTATGTTTTCTTCGCCGTCTTTTGCGCCCTTGACGGCCCGCTGACCATATTGGCGATACCCTCAAGGGCCGAACCCCCGAACGACAGCATCCCGCCAGTAGCCGTATCGCCCATACCGAACATCCCGCCACTGTTGCCGAGCATACCCAGCAACTTCGTTAGGGCGTCATCCTGCTGTGGCGGGGGCATACTGACAACGTTGTTATACCAATTAGTATTAGTTCCCTGCATATCTCCCCCTACTTCGCGGGCGGTGCGCCCACTGTAGTCCAATAAATATCCATGCCGTCTATGATTGTACTATTCATGTTGCCAACGATTATATTCGAGCCGCTTTGGATTCTGAAATAGTTACCCTGATTTACGGGAAATGACTGAGTGGAGTAGCGCGAGGTTAGCGGCGCAAAATGCTCAGTCCCCCGCGAAGTATCGTTCTGATCGAATATCTGCACGTAGTATGCATTGATAGCGTCTTCACTCTTGGTCCACAGCCCGATCTTGTCAATCATAACGTGCTGGTCGCTGGCCAGCAACGGACCAGTGTACCAATAAAAGGGGATGTTCGTGCTATCGACGCCCGCCTGATAGTTGTCGTACTCCGAGGTGCCGTAACGGCACAGAGTAGAGTCACCCGGCTTGAAGAAATACAGTGTGTCGCCGGGTATGAAATTGACATCAGTCTCGGTCCCGTATAGGGCGGTGCCGCCAAACGTCAAGTCCCACGTAACCCAACCGTCAACCCGCTCGTCATAGACATAGGTCGTATCGCCGATGGACAGCATATACTTCTGGTTATGGTAAGCGGCGACGGCGTTCTTCTTGGTCGTAATCGACAGGTCGTCAAAGTTGCGGAGCGGGGCAGACACCAGTTCAGTATTGAACGTTCGCTCCAACTCGCCGCCCTCTGTTTCACGTAGAACACCCGCGCTCGACAAAAAGTAATGCCCACCGAGTCCGGCGGTATGAGACAATGGCGCGACACACCCATAGTAACCCGATATTTCCCTCTTGCTTAGATCGCTGTACAGGTTGAAGTTCGAGAAGTTCTTCATAAACCTGATGGCCGTTCGCTCCGGCCATACTGCCGTGCCTATATCACCATCATCCTCGTTGAACGACTGGAACGCCATCGCACCCCACGTCTGTATTGTGTCCGCGCCCCACAATAGATCGGAAAAGAATAAGCGTGACCCCTGAAGCCCGAACATCTTGCCATTGTGGGTAAATATCTGGTTAAGCAACGACGGGGCCGCATTCTTGTAGTATTTTCTGCGAGTACTAAGCGAATCATAGGAGATGCTGTCCGTAAAAACTGTATCACCACTTGCTACCTGTCCCACTAAGTGATAGTAATCAACAACCACGGTGTCAACCGCGAGATAATCAATCCACTTATGGCCATATTCCTCCCTATCAAACATGGCATCACCAACAGACGTTCCCCCTTCCCACTCGTATGTTGAGTCCTTATACGTTAGTTGTCTCACCAATGCCCGATAGATGTTTTTAACGAGGCCGGTATCCACCGGATTCGGCAAATTTATTGTCACCGTCTTCAACACACTATCGTTGGGATGCGCCAACGGGGAAAACACGAACAGCGACCGGCCCGTATCCGACTCGATGGCCGTCGCGGTGTCTATGAACGTCACGGCATAGGCCACACCGAGCGAATCGACCTGTTCCGGCACACCCGTAAACAGATTGACAACACCGCTATCGGCTGTTATTGTAGCAGAAACAAATCCCGGAGCGCCATAGCGGGGGAACACACCGCCCGTCGAATCACGCCCCTTCATCTCGAGGTCCAACAAACCACCGCTCTTTTGTGAGTATGGCTGCATGTGTACTTGAATTAGTGAGTCGGAGCAGGTGTCAATATATATATAGCTATTCGCGGAGTCCGCGTTGGGAACCTTAAACGACATTGTTTGATAAAACTCCGTGGTTATTCTAAGCGGACCCGGATTAGAAGTTGTGCGATAGATGAGGTATCGGATACCGTCGGGGTAACTATTGTAGAGGCTGTCGGTGGTGGGCCAAAGAAAGTTTGTTAGCATTACAGAGCCGTTCGCAACCTTGACCGGCTGACTAACAACACCCTCCGCGAGAGTGTCATTGTACGGGCCGCCGAACGGGTTCCCATCCCACACGGTGTCGCGTTTCGCAAGCACCAAATACCGGACCTCGCCGTTAATGTTCCCGTTGCCATGCCCGTCAAGCGGCACAATCGTCGGCTCACTCGGCGCACGAATCGGGTAAGACCGTGCCACGTCACCGTTCCAGACCATACCCTTGTGCGATCCGTTTACTATATAGACGCAATCATCCCACATGGTAAATGACGGCGGGTTGTGCGTCCCCCAGTAGTTCCAAATCTTCGTCAGACTGTCGGCGTCCAGACAAGATGAACCTTTCTGTGTCAGATAAACCCCACCATAGCTAACGCCCGCAGAGTCCGCCACGACCACGAGTTGCTGTGTGCCGTCAGAGTAATAGGCGGGGTAAATGCCGTTATTGACAATCGAGTCCATCCCGCTTATCGTAGAGATCGAATCGTACCCGTATCGCTTGGTAAGCGAGCCGGGGTTACGCCCCAGATCGACATTGTGCGCCCGCCGCGCCTCGTTCGGTTGTATTGCAAAATCACCCGCAATGGTATTCAACCCCTTGAAGTTCCTGATCTGCAGCACCTCGGCACCTATCGCATAACCGACAGCCGCAAAGATCAGCAACAACACAAAACTAATTCTTGTCATCGACGGCCCCCTTGAGCGAAATGACTGCCTCTTCGTAGTCGCCCTTGAAAAGTTGCGTCGATGGATGAGTGCGAGAGAGGGCCATCCGGTAAGTAGCGTAGGCGAGTACCGCCGTTCGGTATCGTTGCTTAATGTCCGTCAGCGAGGCCGCCGCAGAGATGTTGCCGATCTTCTCCCAACCCGTCACCCTGATCGTATCACCGGCGATAACCGGCGCGGGGAACAAATAAAGCGTCCCATCTACAAAATCGTAGTAACTCGGACGCTTCTTATAATCTTTCTGGCTGGCGATCTCCTGTACCTCAAGCTGATACCACTGACCCTTGGGTGCGTAGACAAGCGCCTTCACCGAATCGTTCTTGGACCACTCCACGTAGATCACGCCGATAACGCTATCCAGATCGTAACTGCCGTCGTGGTACACGGTCACAAACTCGTTGATGGTTTTATAGGTCTTCAGCAGGTTATTGATGTGAATAGCACTCAACCGGATAACCCTGTTCAGTGTCGTATCGGCGGCATAGCTGGTATTCGTTGCTGTCACGCCGAGATTCAGGCGTATCTGTGTTTGATACTCGGCGAACGAATCCATAAAGTCGGCCGCCGACACACTGGCCGCAAACACCAGCAACACAGCTATCAAGATCAGTCGTTTCATAGCCCCCCCTACGGACGCAGGTTACCGGAGTCAGCGCGGGTCGCCCCGCTGGAACCACCAAGGTGTCGCTCAACGAGAATGGTATTACCCTCCCATGAGGTGCGGGAGTCCGCCTGCACGTCGGCAAGTCCACTCCGGGCAAAGTCAACCGCTACGGCCGGATTACCGGCAACCGCTATCGAGGCGATCCCGTAGTCCACCAGTACATCGTGATACCCGGTCGGTATGTCGTCAAAGTTTTCGATCTGTTTTCTGACGAGCGCCTTCATGTTGTAGGCGGAGTCGGGTATCGGCCAGACTTCAAGGGTCGCCGTCGAAGAATGCACCGTCGCTATCTGTGGCTTGCCCGTAGACGTGCTCCCTCGCGCATACGAATCAAAATCTCCGATACCGATAACTTTTACCGGCCAGCGCGTTTCGTCCGTCAGGTATAGTTCGTCTATATCCCATATCCCGGCGACACCACTCAGAATGTCTTTGCCGATGACGTATTCCTTTTTGCCGGTCGTCAGGGTGAAGGTCTGAATATCACGGTTGAAGTCCACACCCTTCATGCGCCCAACCTTCAAGATGGCTTTCTTGAGATGCCCCTTCGCTATACGCTCGGCATTCTCTCTGTCTTTTGGGATAACCAACAGTAGGGCGTCTATAACATCTTGTTCAGTCATCTAATGGATGGCCCCCCTTGTCGTAGTCTATTTTCTCTTTTGGTTGCGCCTTGGCCCAGTCCATCATAAACTCGGCCTGCTTTTTAACGCTGGGATCGCGAAAGCGGCCTGACTCTTCCATTTTCTGAAAGGTTATGCGGTACTCCTTTTCGAGATCGGGCCTGTTGAACACAATCTGGTTCACGCAGCTACCGGGGCCATCGGACAGTCCGTGGCAAACGGGGGGACGGTAAAACGTGCGGTTAGACGTCTCGCCACAAATCGGGCACTCGACCTGAGCGCGATATTCGTTGAGGGGCATCGACGCCTCAAACGGGCCGTGCTCCCTACATTTGTAGTCGTATGTTGGCATAATTATGATGGGGCGGCCATTACAGCCGCCCCCAATCCCTCCTGTTAAACCAGAAGGTTAGCGTCAGTCGCACCGGTCATCAGGTTAATGACAGAGGTCGAGCGCATAACCTTCGCGGCAAACTTGGCTTTCCATGAGATGAACTTCGCCATGTTGCGAAGATCGCCAGAGTCGGCCTTGTCCTTGTAGTGCCATTCTACACCGAAGTCGCCGTGACCCTGACCCCAGCGAAGCAGTGAGTACGCCTTCGCACCGAAGATCGGAGCGATATAGACAGCACCCGACTGATTCTCGGTGCCGTCAACATCCTCGCGGTACATCACATCGTTGGACCCGACGTGCCAGTTCATACCAAGCCAACGGACCAGCTTGTAGTTGGTGTACCGACCGGAATCATCATACTTGGCCGTGTCAGCCCAGACCGAATCACCCCAGAGGTCATGCTCCTGCTGCGGGTGGATAAACGCATTGAGCGTCCCACCCTTGAACCTCGTGGTTCCCAGCATGGTGTGGAGCAGGTTCACATACAGGATATTGGTCGTGGTGATAATGTCACTTGAGGTCAGACCAGTACCGACAACCATCCTGTACTTGGACGTGGTGTCCAGAGTGTTGGTAAACGCAACGGTCGCCGTATCAGAGGCCGCGTCAAAGTCAGAGACCGGGGAGGTCTCATCGTAACACTGGCCCGTGGGCTTGGTGCTGGTTGCATAGCCACCCTTCCAAGCATCGTCAGCCTGAGTCAGCGCATCATCCACCAGCGCAGTCGCACTTGAACCGGAGTCACAAGTACCGCTGACGGTATAGGTGGAATCGTTATCGGCACGCTGGCGCATACCGCCTTGACACAAGACCTTCATGGCCTGATATTCCATCGAATTGGCAAACTGAGTGGCGATTTCCCCTTTGTTGTCTTCATCAGTGATGAAGGCCTCGATGGAAACGTCATCAGTGAAACCAAACGAGTCGCCGAATCTCATCGGCGTAACGTCGATGTAGTTGGTCAGCAAACGCTTGGCATCGGCAGCAGTATAAAGCGTGCTCTCCGAGTCCTGCGTAGTCTTCTTAGCCAGACGCAACAGTTTGTTAAACCGTAACGTGCCAGCCTCACCCTTTCCAATTGTCTTAGTGGTCGCAAACTTCTCGATCAACAGCCGGTTGGCCGCCTTCTCCATCAGCTCGGTTTCCCACTTGATCCGTTTTGCGGAGTCATAATTGGAAGTGGTGGTGATATTAGTAAGTGCAGTAGACAATTAAATTCCCTCCCAAGGAACCCTACTATTTCTGATCAAACTCCTTCAGATAGGCGTCCACGATCTTCTTCTTCTGTGCGTCGGGCAGCGCATCCAGTTTCTTCGCATCCAGACCACCACCCTTATCGAGATAATTCCGGTAAGTCGCTCGGTCGGTACGAGGCGTGGGTTTGCTGCGCGGATTGGCGGAAAATCGCCTGAGCTTTCTCTGTTGGCCCCGCTTCTCACCGCGCTTCTCCACACGATTGGTGAACTTTGCGAAGAGGTCGGAGTCTTGGAGCATTAGCTTGTTGAATGCGGCCTCGAAATCGAGCATGTTGTCGGGACCGAACTGGCCCTCCAACTGCTCTTTCGTGATGAGGTCTTTGTGTTTGAATCTCGCCCACGACCCGTTGCGTGCGTCATCGATCACCTGATTCATCAAACCGGACATCGCGCCCAACACGCTTTTGACATCGCTCAATACCGGCTCGATGGCCTTATCCTGAGTCGAGGCCCAGAACTTAGCCGCCTTCACGTTGTCGTCGCCGGTGAGTGTGCCCTGTTTAATCAAACTGTCGATGTAACTGGTCGCGTGACCCCCGGTAAAGAGGGAAGACCCAAGCTCCGCATTCTGTTGAGGAGACCGCTGATCCCGTTCGGCGGGCCGCCGGTCGTCGGCGGTCTCGCGCTGGTATCTATTAAGCTCGGAAACCGCCGCTTGATAGCTCTCCATGGCGTCATCTAACGTCTTGGGCTGTCCGGGCAGATTGAACTTGTTTAGATAATCCTCTTCGGTATCATACCTCTCCTGCTCGTAATCGGCGTCGGCGTCATCGCCTTTGTCGTCGTCACCGTCTATAGATTCAACGTCCTTATCGGATTGGTTTTCATCGTCAACGGTTTCTTCCGATTCTAATTCTTGCGACTCGTCGGCCGCATTCTCGTCAACAGTTTCTTCTGTTTTCTGCTGATCTTCGAGATTGTCTAATTCATCAGGCATCAAGTGCCCCCTTCTCGCCAAACGGCTTCTGCTTGGTTTGGCTTATTCTGGTTTGTCGCGCATCGCCAAGATCATTGCCTTGACTTCGCGTAGGGCGTTCATCGCCCCTTCTCGTTCGACGTGACGATACAGCTTATCAACCGCCGTACCGGCACTCGAACCGATGTCGTTTATTTTGCTCTGAAGTCGTTCATCGATCAGAGCGCACAGGGAGTCCATAGGCTCTTTATCCTTCAGAAACTCCTTGAGTATTTCCTTCTGTTTCTCAGTCACTTCTTGGCCGTCGCCTTCCTCTTCCTATCCTTAAACTCGGCGACCGCCTCGTTCTTGACGGCCTGTGTTGCGGTGGCCTCTTCAACCACCTTCTGCTCGGACATAACCCGCGCTTTGGCGGCGTCGATCTGGCGCTTGACGTTGGGCGCAGCCTCAAAGTCGGGCTTGTTCTTAACTAACTTGCCGTCCCCCAGCCACTCAAACCACTCTCTGGAGTAGCAAACATCATGTTCGCCGGACGGGAAATGGATAAACCAAATCTTGGCCTCGCGTGACTCGCCCACAGTCGCAAGCGGCGTATGGTACATCTCCGGATGATCCTCGTCATAGACGGTATCGTTGGTGATTAGGCCGGTCGGGTAGGCCACCCGAAATACCTTGCGCTGTTCCTTTTTGTCGTTCTTGTAGATCGCGCCCGACAACGGTTCGTTTTCAACTACGAACGCAACGTGGTTAAGCTGATCCTGTGTGAAGTAGGGCACCCCTACCTTAAACGGAAACCGCATCTGTTACCTTCCTGTTTGCGGGCCGGGAGTGGCCACGCTGTTTACTATTGCCATATTTTCTTGTGTTGCTTCTTTTTGCTGTATTGCTGAGGCCATGTCCCCCTGTGCTTGTAGCTCTGTGGTCAACTCCTCTTCGGACTTCACAAAGGCATCAACATCAGTCTTCATAAACTGCCTGATAAGGTGTTCCCACATATTGCGGACCTTCTGCCTGCCAAGCGGGGTGGCGTACATCGGGCTGTTCTCCATCGTGGACAACAACAGAAGCGCATCCTGCTTTTCAGAGTCGGGGTCGCTTACATTAGTGAGGGACGGTACATCGAGGGTGACATCCTGTACGAACCGCCAACCGTTCTCGGTGTCAAACTGCTGATTCAGCGCAATGAACATTTCCGCAACCTTGATGATTGCCATGCCATAGAGTTTGTGCGTCGGGGTAGCTCGTCTGGCCGCACCAGCCGCACGTAACTTCGTGGAGGTAGCCTTCTCGTATTCCTGCGCCTGAAATCCCTGAGATATGTCCTGTGCGTTCAACAGGTCACGAATCTTGGCGGCAATCGCGGCCATCAGCTTCGGCAGGTCGGGGAGTTGACCGGGGTTCTCGATGACCGGCGAGAAAGCGGTGGGATCAAGCATATTCCACACTTGTGCCGGGCCATAAATCGGAGCCGCGTCCAGCGTATTACCACTCTTGTTCTTGAACGGCGGGAAGATGCGGTAGGTGATACCATCGAGATACGAGTTATAGACCTCGTTAAACAGGCGTTGCATTGTCTTGCCCTTGTCCACCGAGGACAACCCCTCGATAGTACCCGGCAGCGGGTTAATGACAAGCGGCACAAACGGGAACCTAATCCACTTCGCCCACGACGGCCCGTTCTTAACCAGATACTTATTGCCGATCATTACCGCGAGATTAACTTTCTCTTTGGCGTTCTCATCGTAGGTGACGATATAGTTTTCCGTCAGTAGATATTTACCGTCACGGGAATTGTCCTTGTTGGGGGTATCGCGGTTTTCCTGAATCTGATCGGCCGTCGTCTGATGTCCAGCGTCGGGATCGGCCTCGTCCTCCTGCTCTTCGCGGAACTCTTTTATCTTGTCGATGTCATAATCAAACTCAACCGCCCGGACCATAATCTCGTTATAGTCAAGCCACATGGCGTGGATACAATAGGTTGACTCCTGAAAGTCACTCACACCCGGTTCATATAGAAACTCGTCCGGCTGTAGCCACTCAACGTATGGTTCCCCGACTTCAACCTCACGTGACTCAACACGAGGACGCGGATCGCGGAGCGATAGCATAGCCTTGACTTGTTCCTTGTGGGTGGTATTGACGGCAAAAGGCTTCTTAACTATTTTCTGTCGATAGCCAACCTTGACCGTTGACGGTGTACGAAGTACCTCCGCGCCCTGACACTGCTCCCTGAACGTATTGTCGTAATAACCGCTCTGGCGCAGTTGGTCGCCGATACGCAACTCTAACCACTGGGCGTCATTCTTCGCGTCCCTACTGGCGTTCTTGTTGGCGGGGCGGCAGATTAGGGGGTACTCGCGTTGTTCAAGTTTTGTCACCGCACCACTAAGGCGGGTGTCAATAGCCGGTGTCAGTTCGTGGATAAACAGGGCGGACCGCTTAACGTTTGCGTTGTCGGCGCGGGCTAATAGCTTCTGGTCAACACCCTCATAGAAACCGAGGTTTTCCATGTTGATCGGTTGAAGCTGTTCGTTGCGCTCAAGGGCCTCAGCGTATATCTGCTTGCAGTACTCCTCTGGCTTATCCTCGAAGGCAACGTTTTCATTCTTGGTATAGAAATCTTCCTTTTTAGGCTCCATAAACATCCACCCTCCACGGCTGTGTTTGCTCCGCACCCCTGCGAATCCGGTGAATGGCGCGATAGCGAACACAATCACAGTGATCGTCGTTGCGCTTCACCACCTCTGGCTTTGATCTGTCTTCTTTGGTCTTTGTGGGGGGCTTCCATGAATAATTCCGCATTTGGTGATTCGTTACCGGACAACTCTTGGAGACGTATAGTCGGGGTCCAAAGCCGGGGTTGTCGGCAACCATTTGACGCACAGCGTCCCACCCAATTTCACGGGCATTATTGGCGGGCATGATCCGGTTGGTGAGGTGTGTCCGGAACTGATCTATCAGCTTGCCGGACCCCTGTATCTTATTTTCAGCCTGTGAAGACGGGTCTATCAACCAGAGGTCGATGGTCTGCCCGGTGCACTTAGCGGAAATCTGATCGCAGATATGACGGATGTCGCCCGTGAGATCGGCCTCGTCGTAGACATACAGGCGTTCGTGCACGGGGTCTTCGGCGATCCAGTTGACGGCAGTCGGCTTAGTCATGTGCGGGTCGATTATCACCGACCTGTGCCAGTCGCGCGGGATATCGAACGGGTCTATCAGGTTGTGATCGCCGTACTCTTTCCACACGCGGCCCTTTACGAACGTGAACTCACCGTACAGTCGGGCGGCCCTAATGTCATCATCCTTAATGCCATCCTCAAGCGCGGCCAGAGAAGCCTTGGTTGCGGTTGGATTGTCTGCGCTCGACATCATAAAGGCACCGATCTTCGGGTTGTGTGTGGACGCCTCATATATCTGCGAATAGACCCACTCGGAGTAGTTGAGCGGGGTCATCGTAAACAAAATGTTCGGTTCCAGTGTTATCTGTCGGGCGATGTTCTCGCCGTACAGAAATTCGGGCGGCTCCTCGTCGTGGCGGATTATGTGGCGGGGGGGACCGGCAAACGAATTACTTACCTTGTTACCCTGTTCGTAGGTCTTAAACTCAATAAGCGATCCGTCGGCGAGATAGAGAATGTGGCGCGTTTTGTCGTAAGCCTTTTCCCAACTTCCGCCGTCAAGTCCGGGCCATTTGCGTTCGTATCCCTCGAACGTCTCGGTCGGCACGTCAACTATATCGCCACCAATTTCGAACCGCCCGCCAAGCACGCATTCGTGACGGGGAAGAAGGCGCTTATAAGTTGGGATGATGGTCGAATACAGGACGTTGAAATCAACACAACAGTCGCGGGCGGCAACGGGAAGTTTCGTTGCGTTCTTGCGGTACGGATGTACCCGACCAACCGTCCACGCTATCTCCACACCGCCCGCATAGGTTTTGCCGGACTGGTTGCCGCCGAAGAACCCGCGCTTCTCACCCTGATGTTTGTGGAACTCAAGTTGCTTGGGGTGCGGCTTATAAAACCGCAACCCCTCCTCGATCAAGCGACGAATCTTTTCCGCCTTGAGGTCTTTCGCATCTTGAGGAGTGCCCCCCCCTGCGTACAAGTGATCGCCCCCTATTATCTGCTGGTCGGTTCGGTCTGGATGGTCTGATAGTGCATTCGGAACTCCGAACTGTCCCTACCGGCGCCGAGAACAAACGAATCCTTTACGATTGTTGCGAAATAGAACCGATCATACGGTAGCGTGTCGATCTTTAGGACACCCATCGCATAGTCGGTCGAATCGAGCGTACCGAGCGTCTGCGGGAAGGTGTCGAACGTCAACACCGTATCCATCTTACCCTCGTATGACGCATGTCCCTGAACGATGACGACAGCCGAGTCATTGGCGCTGTCGGCCATAGCGAATCCGGTCATCTCAAGATAATAGTTGAGATAACCGTAATTTTCCAGATCAACCGTGTCGGAGTAGATGGTGTCCACCTGAAAGGTGTCCGTTGAGTCACACACCAGATAGTAGGTACCCGAACTCGGCGTGGCCGTACCCTCCGGTCGAACCTTTTTGTAGGATAGCCCATACGCCACCATCGAACCGATAAACAGCGCAAAAAGCAGTAGCCCAAACCTTTTCAC